TTGGATTATTATAATATTGTGCTAGTTTATTTCTACCCGCTTGATCTTTTTCAGCCAATTTCAGTAATGATATATTATTTTCTAGAAAATAATTACAAAATTGGTCAAAGTTTCTTGTCATAAAGTTATTTATTTTTAATATCTAATATCGTCTTTTGAAGAAGGATAATTGTTGATAAAGAATTATACCATAGATTTTCAATTCTTCAAGTAATAATTTCGGAAATCGCCTTCATCCGTAGAATACCAAAGACTTCCAACTTCCATATATTTTATAAGATTGGAACAAGATACACAAGGACGGGAGTTCAGGAGTTCGCCGTTCCTTCCCAATCGAATATTAATCATGATGGATTTTTTCCAATCAAAATTATTGAATTTATTTTTGATCGAAATAAATGCCCGAAGTTCAGAGCACTGTCCCTTCTTCAAAAGATCCCATTTAGAATTAAATCGATTGCGGGAACTGGTTTTGATGGAATTTTCTGCAACTACCACAAGTTGATTTTTTCGATACACAAAAGACAAATGGAAGCATCTACGGCCATTCCAATCTTTGGTCATTAGTGCTCTGGCCAATTCTATAGATTTATCAAAAATCTTCATGAGAAGACTATTCCACAGATTTCAAATAAATCAAGGAGCATTATTTTAAAATTCGTCTTCTGCAATTTCAAGTGTGCCATCATTAAGGATATCCATAATTTTCATACCAGTTGATCTATAAAATGCCAACCATTCATCAGTTTTTTCAAAAGCCAAATCCGAATAATATCCGCGATAACTATGAGGTTCGCCAAATCCTTCCAATTTAGTTTCTGGGGGCAGTGAGTCCAGTTTATCAATTAGTTTTCCCAGAGTCATTTGGGATTCTGCACGTTCTTTCTGCCAACCAGCAGACATTCCATCTATCATTGCTTGTAGGTTCATAATTTACAAATAAAAACGTTATCATGCCATTGAAAATAATATTCCAACATTTCTTCTACAATTTCCCAGCTTCCTAACCCCATTCCGCAAGCGATTTTATATGGTATATACAACGGTTTTTTGGGATTCCAACGGGTTGCAATTGCATTCAAACAAGATTTCAATGCGGCATATTCCGTCTTTCTGGCAGACATTCCAATATCGTATTGGGTGAACATATTAACCACAACCAAATCATCATCCACTTTAATTTCCTGATTGGTTCCCATCAACTTCCATGCAGATTTAGTATCTTCGATGAGTTTTACATATTCATCATTGACCTTTGACCACTTCTTACAGATCTGACCATTCAGACCTCCTCTGGCACCCAAGCAATTGACACATTGAAGAATTACTCCATTCTCAACTGTAAGGATATCTTTATTAATTGTTTTAATCATAATTTATTCTTCCTCAAATACAATATCATCATTTTCGGGGTTGTCGAGAGAATCTTTCGATTTTTTAAAAACAAATTTAAAATTTGGTTCATAGAATGACGGAGAGACTTCTTTTATTCCAATGATTTGCAGAACATCTGCCCGAAGCATGAATAAGGTTGCTTCAATCATTAAGGCTTTTTCCAACCATTTTTCAATAATTTCAAATGATTCTCCCCGAATTTCATGAAGATCAAAATCTCTCTTGATCTTTTCGGCAAATTTTGGTTCCAGTTCTTCTAAGATTTTTAATTTCATTTTTCAAATTTCTCAAACAATGGTCGAATTTCAGGATCAATATTTTGCAATTTACGCTCCCATAATCTTAGATTCCTTTTATAACAACAATATAATAGTGGACCATAAATTGCTCCCCATCCTTGTCCTACCGCTTCACATTTTTTGCCACATTCTTTCAAAAGTTCAATATCTTTTACATTTTTAATATTTTCTGCATCTGATCCACCACCAAACATATCATTACAATTTACTGAAAATCCATGTTCTTCTGAATAATAAATTAAATCCGAGATATCTACTTTATAGATGTGTTTGAAAAAATCTAAAACTTCACGATCATTCAATGCATCAGGTTTAACTGCGATAGGTATATATTCTAGGTGAAACTTTTTATTATAATCGTGCCAACTTTTATATTTTAAACAATTCCCATTGTCATGATAATATCCGTGAAAAGATTTAATGGTTTGTTTACAAAATCGACATTTATCCCAAGTTTCATCGTGGATACTCATAATTCAATAGCCTTTCACTCTTTGTTCCAGTTCTTCTTCTAACCTCTGCAAATATCCTGTTTGATATGTCACATAATCATTTACCATATTTGCCCAATCATCTTCAATAAACCTAAGAACATCATCTACGGAACTTGTCACATCTTGCAGGCAAAGTCCAAGACTATTTTTCAATTTCTCAAATCTAATCTGGGATTGTTCAGAAACAAAATCAAATTCATCCAACAAATTCTGATGTCGGATTTCCAGATGCTTCATTTTTAATCGAATATAATCATGAAGTTCTTCAGGAAATCTTTCACATATTAGATTTGCCTGATATTCAAAAATTTGGGAATTGGGATTTTTCATAGATTGAATGCCTCTAAAGTGTATTGAAATGGATTACCATCGAAATTCTTAACAGCATCTAACATCTCTTTTGCAATTTCTCTAGTTTCTTGTTGAGTGTCACGCTTTAATCGTAATCCCCAGAAATGGATAAATGCAAGAAGTGATCCGGTCCAAATGAACTGCGTTTCTAGAGATAAAGGTAAAATCGCTCGTGCTTGTTCTTTCGCGACCCCTGCATCACATAATTCTTTATATAACTTCTTACAAGATTCTGTATGGGATTTAATAGCATCTAACAAATCAGGTCTGTCTAATACTCCATCACTGCCTTGTTTGGAGGATATTGATTGTTTCCGTAATTCTGAAAACTCATAATAATTATCACTAAAATCGACATATCGTCCACTAATAGAATTAGCAGACATTCCGACCTGATGCTTGAACATTTGCCGCTCAACAAACACCGGACAAGCAATCCTGAACTGTAATTGAGGGTGCCGAAATGGTGCAGTATGCTTATGTTCTTTTAGATACTTCAAGAGTTTAATATCTTTATCGTCTAAAAAGTCTTTGATTTTCCCATAACTAACCCTTGCCGCATTTACGACCATCAAGTCATTTCCAAAACAATTTAATAGTTCTACTTTATTTTTATAATTCATAATATTTCCATTTAAATCCTCTATAATGATCCTTTATCCCTTTACAACATTTTATAACAGAATCGCAATTCAAAATTGTATTTCATATTTTTAAAAATTTATGTGATGACAGGAATCCCAATTTCCACCCGCTCTTCCTTTCCCTCTGTTCTACGAGAGACTCCCATTGACTGGTAGCTACTAAAAAGGCGTGCAATATTTCTGTTGTTACTATTACACTACATCACAAATTGTTACCCTATTCTTCAGGTTTATAATTCTTTTCCACTAATTCAAAAATAAATTCAGAAATTGCTTCTATAAATTCAGTCCATTCATCTTCGTCATCAGGCGCAATACTTGTAAATTCTTCTTGAATTTCTTCCAATGTAATATCCTGTTCTACCACCAATTCCTTGGCCAAATTAAAAAATTTCTTAAATTGCCTAGATGTCAATTCAAGATTGGCATCATCCGCCAGATTTTCCAAGTGTGAGAGAAGGGCATCGTCGTCCATAATAATTTCCAATATTTACTAAAAATTTGAAAAAGGGAGAAATGTGATATTCTCAAACATTTCTCCCTTTTTCTCGAACATCATCGGGGTTTCGGAAGTCCATTTTCTGGCTTCCAGATAATCTGAATCGCACTACTCTTACTATGTCCCCGGAATCGATTCCATCCGATAATAATGTTAGAAATGACCGCATTTTTAGTCATCTTATTCTGAATCGCATTACGATTACGTTGAAGTTTATTGAAAAGATAACTTTCCAATGTGTCAGGAGAAATTCCGTATCCCATCAATACCATATTCAGATATTGTTCTGCATGGGCTTTATTGATATTACTGAACAACCAATACAAGAAGGATGTCACTGAACTTGGCACCAAACTACATTTCTTATACCGCTCAATGTAATTTCCAATTTCTGGATTGGCTTCAATATATGCGATTGTTTCAGATTTACTGATTTGATTAGCACCTTTAAAATTCTTCGCATTAAATCCACCATTTCTCTCATATGCCAGAATTGTTCGGGCAAGTGCCGCCAAAATAGCAGAATTTTCATATTTCATCATTCCCAACACATCAGAAGTAGTCCTGCTCTTTCCGTTATCCATAACATCGAAGGTAGATTTATCAACCCCGTAACTAATGAGAAAATTCTGTGAGGTGTTACTTTTAATGACTCCAAGCAACCTATGTTGACCATTCAGAAGATCTCCTTCTTTAGAGAAAATGATAGTTTCTCCGTCATTTTTCCAACGTCCAGCAGTCATGTCAGATGCATATTTCGTGACATTAACCGACGAAAGTTTCCGATTGATATTGTTATACTTCTTAAGAATATATCGGGCTTGATTTGGAGAAATGTCCGAAGTTTCTGCCACAATAACCTTTGATTTCTTGGGAGTCCAAGAAACGATTGGACCGTCTAGTAGTTGATCATAAAACGGCTTTTCGATAGTAGTTTTTTGCATATATTAATTTATTTTCAGTTTAGTTTAGTGAGAAAGTTCAATTTCAGTTTTCTTTACTTCCTAGAACATCAGCGGTTGCGGGGATTTCCCCATTTTGAAAACGGAAAAACGAAATTTTATCAACGCCGTAAGTAATCAAGAAATCCTGATCAGTTCCGCTCTTGATAAGTGCTAGAAGTCGATGTTTACCATCCAGAAGCTTTCCTTCTTTTGAGAAGCAGATAGTAGTAGATCCAGTAGCTTCCCAACGATTTGCTATCATATCAGAAGCATATCTAATAACAACACTCGATGCCGGATTACGCTCATTATAGCAGTATTTCCTAAGAATGTGCCTTGCTTGCTCTGGAGACAGACGGACCTGTTCATGGATAATAGACATTACCCTTTTGGGGGTCCATACAGCAACAGGACCCTCAAGAAGAGCTTCATAAAACGATTTTTCTACAGTGGTTTGCATATATTTTATTTTATTTTATTTTATTTTATTTTGTTATTTTATTAGTTTCGAGCAAGTTCAAGAAGATCTTGAACTTCTGGCGCAGCATACTCTGCTTCTGGTTCATTGTCAACATTTTCTTCAATTTTATCTTCCTGAATATTTTCAACAACAGGAATTTCCACTGGAGCAACTGCAACAGGAATCTTCGATTTGGGAGTCCGAGGTTTCCGGGTTTTAGGAACAGAAGGTTTCGCAGTGCATTTCAGATTTTGTGCAACATTGATATGAACTCCATACGTGCTTACTACAGCCTCTGGAGTCATCTTGGCGTCTGCTACTACCCTGCGACCTTTGCAACTGATATATGACGTATCCAGTTGCTCTGGAGTGATATCATATCGTTCCGCCAATTTGGCGAATTGACGAGGATTTGTTTTTACGGTTTCTCCGGTTACTTTGCATGTGAATGCATACCGATTATCTGGATTATGTGTTCGTCCCATAGTTTTGTGTATTTTATTTTTAATTCTTCCGTTTTTGGAATTAAATCCAGAATAATCCAGATTTTTCGGGAGTCAAGAGATTTTTTCAATTTCAGTCAAAAAAAGATTTTCAAAAAAATAGTTTGCAAACCCTTGACAATCGAGTATAGTATTACCATGGTCGAAACAATCCAAAATCAAAACAAAAAATGAATAATACAGAATTCAAAAAAATTCAAGATATTAAAGAAATTGAATATTCCGATGAATATATCAAGAAAATGCAAAAAGAAGGACTTTTTGATGCAATGAATCATGTAGATCCAGAATTTCCAGATTGTCAATATTATATGGAAGCCTATAAATCTATTTGAAAAAATTAAATGAATATTTTACCTTTTGAGGACGAAATCACCAAAGCCAAATTAGAGGAGATTAAAAAATTTCCAGAACTTATTCAGGAAATTTCTAAATGGTGATGTTCGCATATTTGTTATTTTTGTTTAAATGAAATTCCAAATGATTCAAAAATGGAAAGAAAACGGAACATGAGCAAACCATAGACACTAAACCTTCAACATTTTTCCAAAAACTTAAACATTTCTTCTTTGCTGATTAACCAACTATATAATTATGAAAAAAACATTCTTCGAACATTCCCAAGGATTCGCATGTGGTGCAATTATGATGAGTATTATGCTGGTGGTATTTGATGCAACCCCTAATAAAATTAATAAAAAATGGCAAAATGATGCTGTAACCCATCATGCAGCAGAATGGATTGTAGATAATAATGGAGAGGTTTCCTTTCAATGGAAAAATACTCCAAAAGCTATCACTGTTTCAGAAGTAGAAAATACAACTTCGCTCTTGCTACCTGATGAAACTATGGAACATTCTGGGAAAGAAAATTGATATGGAAGATGATCTACCATTTGAATATTTAAATGCATCGATTGCACCTTGTTAAAATAGTGCATTATCCCTAAACCAAAATTATGAAATTAGAAATTAAAAACGACAACGATAATTATGCTGCAAGATTTGTGCAAATCACGGATCTTGTGCCGATTCCTAATGCCAACAATATTCAACATGCGATCATCAATGCTAATAGTGTGATCGTGTCCAAGGATACTAAGATTGGAGATGTTGGAGTGTTCTTTCCTGTAGAATCTCAAATATCTAAGAGTTTTCTTTCTAAGAATAATTTGTTCTCTGATAAGATGTTGAATGCTGATCAGACACAATCTTCTTATTTTAGCGAAAAGGCCAGAGTTCGTTGTGTTAAATTTCTAAAAGCTCCGAGTGAAGGGTATTTTGTTTCCCTGAGTTATTTCAAGACTTGGAAGAATATCGATATTTCTGAATGGAATAAAATAAGTTTTAATACACCATTTGACACTATTGACGGAGAAGAACTATGTAAGAAATATTATATTCGACAACCACAGACACAATGTCTTGGCGGAGGTATCAGAAAACAAAAGAAACAGCCGAGTATTCTAATTCCCGGTCAATATAATCTACACTATTCCACTTCCAAACTTGCAGACAATATTCATCTCATTGATCCTGAGGATGTTATTTGTATTTCTGATAAATGGCACGGAACAAGTCAAAATTGTGGACGGGTATTGGTGAATCGTAGATTGAGCTTTTGGGAGAAGATTAAAAAGTTTATTCATTTTCCTGTTCAGCTTACAGAGTATAAAAATATTTATGGCAGCAGAACTGTTCTTAAATCTCTAATTGCCGAAAGCAATCATTATTACAAAGAAGACATTTGGAAGACTGCATTTGAAGAAATGCAACATGCATTAACTGATGGCATTTCTATTTATTCTGAAATTGTTGGATACACTCCTAGTGGTAGTGCTATTCAAGGTAAATGGAACTATGGCTGTAAACAAGGAGAACATAAAACGGTGGTCTATCGTGTGACTCATACCGATCCTACCGGAAAGGTCACTGAGTATTCTATGAAAGAAGTAGAAGCATTCTGTAAAGATAATAAACTTGAAATGGTTCCTGTCTTTTACTATGGGAAGGCGAAAGACCTATTTTCCGAATTAGACGTTTCTGAACATTGGCATACCGAATTTCTAAAGAAATTACGAAATTCCTTTAATATGGAACAGAAATGCAAAGTATGTAATAATGGAGTTTTTGCTGAAGGGATTTGTGTGAGAAACGAAACAAAAGGACTTCATGCCCTAAAATTGAAGTCTTTCGCATTTTTGAAAGAAGAAACCACTCTATTAGATGCTGGTGTAGTTGATATGGAAACTTCTGAAGGTTCTGAGGAATCATGACATTATGAAAACTAAAAAATTTTGGAATAAAAAATCGCTTGAATATGAAACTGATCCAAAAGTTGAAAAGTTTCTGATTGATATTTGGAAGGTTTGTGAAAAACATGAATTGTCCATTTCTCACGAAGATACGCAAGGCGGATTTATCGTAGAAAATATTTCCGATGCTAATAAAACATGGCTTTTTTCAGCATCTACCGAACTGTAGGTAAATTCTTTCTTGACAAATCCTAGATCTGGAGTAAGTTACTATATGAAGACAATCCTATTATTGATGGCATTATCATTGATGAGTTGCAATTCTGCGAAACTTGTGCAAAATTCTCCTCGTCAAGAATCGTCCTATCTTAAGAAAATTAATGCAAGAATCACTTATTATTATCCAGAAGCACCTTTTTGGAGGAAGGTGAGTGATCAATCAGTCAAGACTGCTACTGAAGGAATTACAGTTGCAGCACATCCCGATTTTAAATTCGGAAAGAAGATTTATATTCCTGATTTAGAAAATAAATTAGGAGATGGTAAATTTGTGGTGCAAGATCGGGGAACAGCAGTTACTAAAAAGAAGGCATCTGCGGGTAAGGGATATGTTTTTGACATCTATGTAAAAAATTCTCAGAAAATGAATTATCTTGCCAAAAATGTTCCTATGTGGACCGATGTTTATTTAATTGATTAAATAAATCATGAAATACGAAACAATTGAAACCGAAGTAGTTCCTGTCATTCGAGAATTTGTGACTCATATCCTAAATCAGCGATATGTTAAACATTGTTCTGATGATTTTCTGGTATCCCTTATCAAATATTCTTTATTGACAGCAACGCATCATAATAAAGAACTTACAAAGTTGGATGCTATTATTGCAGGAGATGAAAATATCGCATATGAAGCGGTCTGCTATATTTTCGAATCTATTTTGGAACATGAATGTAAAGCCGGAGGAAATGGTCATCATGTTGCGCAAAGCTTTGCTAAATTTTTTAATGGACACTTCTTAGATGAAACAGTATAATTATGAAACTTCTAGCTGTAAAAAATAAAACACATTGTTTATTCTCTGTTGGTCATTACGATTTTAACACTTTTGAAAATCTGATGGTTGATGGAGGTCAACCCGGATGTCTTAATTATGCGGGATATAATAGATTTTGCGGGGAAACTGTTTGGATTGATCTTCCTAATGTAGATTTTGCAGATCTTTATAATGATTATAAATTTTCCCAACATAACGATACTCGAAAATATGGACTGCATAAACTGGAAGAAGTACGCATATTGACAGAAGATGAATATCCAAATACTAATTTGTTTGAATGGGAAGTCGATAATGCAGTTTGGGGGACCAAAGGGAAGGACGGCAATCAACCATTGACCTATATCCTACTAAAAAATGCTGATACAGATCATTTACAGAATATTCTGTCATATAAAGTAACTTCTGATAAACAGTCAAAGCAAGACCGATATGTCAAAATTATTGAACATATTTTGAAAGAAAGATCACCGGATAGGAAAATGAAAATGCAGAATGGTTCTCTTTAAATCAATTTCCAACGAACTTACACTTTGGTACAAAAAGATTATTAGACAAATTAGAAAAAAATATATAAACTTAAGCTTTAAAAAAATTCTTGACATTTTTCAAAACTGATGTATTATTCCACATGAACTTATTCCCTATTGCAAATAATCATTGTCCAATTCAATCTGCCAAAGAACTATGTAATATTCATAATTATCGGATGCCCCTAGAGACAGCGGGTATGCTGGCCTTTGCATTTCCTGAAGGCGAAACATCTATTTCCAATTCTCGTAAACATACTCATCACCGGCATCCGATGAGTAAATGGGTGCGAAACTCCTTAGAAAATATGGAATGGACCATTCTTCATGGATTAGCGCAATGTGAAGAATATACCATCAGGTATAAACGTCGTCATGCATCTCAAGATTTTATTGAATGGGCAGAAAAAAATTATAAATTTCTGGAATTTGGTCTAAAAACTTTTACTCCTTTTGCCAGATGTTTCGGTCCCTTCAAAGAAATCATCGAATCAGAAAATCTAGATACATTATCAGCTTATCGTAAATTCTATATTCTGGATAAAACTTTTGCCAAATGGCCAGAAATCAAAAAAATTCCTCTTTGGTGGACAGAACAATCTGAAAAATTTGTTGACAAATCCTTTATTGGTGGTATCTATTCTAAACGATAATATATGAAAACAGACACTTTAGATATTCGCTGGGATATAAATGGAAAGTTCTATGTAAAATATGAACGTTCAGATATTGAACGGGTTGAACATATTCCTACACCAAATAAAATGGGATTTTATCATTTTCATAGAAAAATTGGACCGAAAAAAGCTTTTTCGGAATTGCGACAGTATTTAATAGACGATGCAAATGCTAAGATTTCGAGATTACAGAAATATATCGATGATCTGAAAAACTTTGAACCTAATTGGATATTTGTGATAGCCCAGGCAAGGGCGGTTGCCTTGTCACGGGTGAAGAAAAGAAAGAAATAACATGAAAAACTTCTTATTAGCTAATCTTTTATTCATGGCATTGCTTGGATGCGTTTCACAAGTCCGACCAATCAGAACACAGTCCCCGAAACTTCCAGAGATTCCTAAAACTGTTCCTGTAGTTAAAAAATCATTTAAATATATTCCAATAATCGCAAAATCAGAACCAGTCAGTCTTTTTCCTAAAGATATGTTGGAAAAATATGTTCCGACTCCTGTTCCTGCTAAAATTATTAAATCTAAAATTAAACGACGCAAAGTATGAAATTTGCCATTACAGAAATTGTTGAGTTTGATTATAATAAAGAAATTTTGCCATCAAATTTACATTTGACAAAATCAAAAAACTATGGTATATTTTATTATGAAAGTTGTTTGTATAAAAGATGATGAATGGCCTGCATGGTCAAAAGCAGTTATGAATGAGTTCCCAACACGTAATGTTATATACAATGTAAGGGAGATTCAAGCAGGAGTTCTCGGAGAGGAAATCATTAAAGATACTACTGGAAAAAATCCCTTTAATTTTAAAGGCAAAGTAGTTCCACAAATTCTTCTGGAAGAACTTAAAAATCCTATTCATCCTGTTTCAGGATTGGAATTTGGTTTTCGTCTGGACCGGTTCGCAGAAGTTCCTGAAACTCCCAAAGTTAAAGAGGTCCAAAAACAAACCATTACTCCCCCTAAATCTCCTAATAAACCTAATAAGTCTCCTAAAAAGAAAGAAGACGAATTAGTATGTGTATAAAATTATGAAAGAAAAAAATAAAGAAGAGGAAGCAGAATTTACGAACCTTTTAAGTGATGTTGAGTTGCGGGCATCTGCTGCAAAATTGGTTTTAGAAAATCCATCTGATGAAAAAGTGTTAAAAATTATTCTGGATAAGCAGGATAATACTTTGACGGATTTTCAAAGATCTTGGATCAAGGCATTGATTAAAAGAAATGGTAAAGCATGGAACATTGAATAAAATTATGATCATCCGAAGAATTAAATATCGTCTAAAATATTATTATAAAAATTTCATGCATTTTATCGGATTTTGTCCAAAATGTAATAGTCGCGTGAATTATACACCTAAAGGTCGAGCGATCTGTCCATATTGTGGATAATTATGAAACTTGATCTGATGGTTTTGGACGTTGCCCAATTAAAATCTGGGACATTTAAAATTATCGAATGTAATTCTTTTTCCAGTAGTGGATTATATGCCATGAACCCCGAACCAATTATAGAATATATAGAAAGCTTAAAATAATTATGAAAATTAACGAAAATATTAAAGATTGGGAAGATTTGCCGATTACTATTCAAGATATTGAGCAAATGTGGGATCTTGACGGAATTAAATGGTTTCGAGATGTTACACGAGAAACTACTATTTCGGAATTATTGACAATCTGGGATATTGAAAATGATTCGTGCGAGACTGCCCAAGTTCTTCGACATTTGCGAAATTATTTCAATGCATTGAAAGATTCAAAATAAAGGAATTTTTCTACCAAGTTCAATCAATTTTTTGTTTCTTAGTTCTATTGCTTCTTCTAAAGAATTTGCGAATGGACGGTATTTGATACCGTTGTGTCTTACAAAAACTCTGTATTTTCCATGGTCTATAGATATATTATGATGTTTAACTTTGACTTTATCCATTAAAATTGTTACAGGGGGAATATAATTAGGGTCTTTGTATAAATCGATTTTTTCAGGAAAATTAAATTTATGATGTTCAATACTATGGATTGTTGCTAAAAAATCAGCGGCTTCTGCTGCATCAGATTCCAAACAAAACAATCCCATAGATATCTTCAATGATGTAAATCTCGCTCTCCATCGGTCATTTCTTTTTTCATAAAGCACTCCGTTATATTTTGATCTTTTAAGTTCACGCTTCATGATTCTTTCGGGTTTAGTAATAATTTTATTTTTAATATCATCGTATTTTTCGGGAAAATTCATTAATCGCTTGGCAATTACTTCGTCAAAATTGAAAACAATTTCACAGTCTCTTCCTATTGCGGCATCATAGGCATTTTCGTAATTCTTTTGTTTTATAATTTTTCCATTAAAGTCGATACTATAAGACCATCGCTGACGCTCTTGGAGAAAATAAATCCCGACATACGGATTATTGATATCATTTCTGGCATTTTTAAGTCCTTCAATTAAACGTATTTTCGTTTCAATATTATGGTGAAAAGGAAATGATATTTCAAGAACATTGTAACCATTTCCATCAATTAATGAATTATATTGATTGATATACGCAGTTTCTTTTTCCCCTGCTTCTTGTAAAGAAAAGGCTTCGTCTATTTGTTCTATAATAAAGTTTTCCTTTCCATATTTTTGGATTGCACTACCTATAGTGGTTCTTCTGGCGATACAATGTTGCTGAAAACGACTTTTTAGAGTTTGTTTAGTAATTCCGATATAAACTTTGGTATTTATGGTATTTGCGATTTTGTAGATTTTAATGTTCACTAATATACTTAGTCCAAACGTTCCGATTCTTTAAAAATAAATTTGACAAATCGTGGATCAGTGGTATGGTGCAGAACACTTATGAAATCAAATTTTAAAACTTCACCTATTTTAACTTCTGGAGATATGGAATCATCCAAGATGGACATGGATTCTACAGGAATGGATATTGCATGTATGTTCCTTCGCAGTAAGATTTATTCTGATAAATCAATGGCAGTTGTAAGAGAATACGCAATTAATTCGACCGATGAGCATATCAAGTTTTCTATTCAAAAACCGGCAGAAATCATTCTTGAGTCCGATAATATCCTAAAATTCAGAGATTTTGCTAAAGGTCTTGACGAACATGATATTCGGAATGTTTTTGGAATGTATTTCAAATCTACCAAGACTAAAAATAACGAACAAACCGGGGGGCTTGGAATTGGCGGAAAATGCGCGATGTGCTATACTGATACATTTTTCGTTAAATCTCATTTTGAAGGAATTCTGACAACTTATGCCTGTTCATTAGGTGGAGGAGATAAAGGTATTCCTGTAGGTCAAATCTTCAAAATTTCCGAAGAACCAACCGATGAATCAGGTCTAGAAGTTTCTCTAGAAATTCAAAAATCAGATCGACAAGAATTCATCCGAAATGTCCGACAATTCATTCGATTCTGTAAACCTAACACAATCATCTTCAAATGCGACGGAATTGAATACGCTCCACCAATTCCTGTTAAAGAGATTAAAATTCAGGATTACACAATTAAATTATTTCATAATCCATCTATTGGTCGTCAATATAGTTTTACAATGGGTAATATCTGTTACGACACTAGATTGTCAATCCACAATTGTTCATGCACCATATTGCAAGATCATTACATTGTAGTTGATATTCCAATTGGAAAAATGAGTATTCCGATTAGTCGGGAATCTTTCGAAAATACTCCTGCCAATACTCGCGTCCTGAATGAAATCTATGGTATTCTAAAAGATCTGGAAAATGAAGACATGTGTCAATTCCAAAAAGTTTCTGTTCCTGATTTGATGGATACTTTTGAAACTCAGACTGTCAAAGGCGAATGGTTTGAAACGCAAAAGAGTAAACTTTATAAAGATGTTTATCCAGTGATTTCCGCTATGTGTAAATCGTATTTTTCCAGACCCTTGGAAAAAGATGTAAATGGGAAATATTTGGTGGCATTGCTTCCTGATAAAAAAACATATGAAAGTTGGAAAGATAAATTCACCGATCATTGTGTTGAAATTGATAAAAATTATTACACATTGAGGGAAAGTTATCTATGTTATACTACTATTGATCGTGCTAAATTGGATCAATATTTCTCATTCAAACCCTTTAAGTCCGTCATTTTTCAATGGCCTAAGAAAGTATATAATAAAGACTTGGCAGATTTCGACAAGGCATTTGTTTGCAAATTCTATGACCGATATGCATACGGACGGAAGGTCAAATCTATTACGATGACTGCCTTGGAACTTCATAATAAAGCTCGTAAAGAGATGAATCTTCCCGAGGCAACCTCTGGTGCAGAAGCATTGCAACAGATGCAGGATCTTGAAATCGATTCCTTCGATGATTTATACAAATTCAGTATTGAAGTAGGTCCATCTGATTCTCAATATGTCACTGTCAAAGCAGAACAGATGTATGAGAACATGCTTTCTATCGGATGGTATGGGATCGGTTCCCCGGAATATGCGGCAATTGCGGATGTATTGCGCCAAAAACAAACAGAAAAGAACGCCAGAGATCTCTTGGTTCAAAATACCCAAATTCGATTTCTGAGAGATGATATTCGTGAAAAAATTAGATTGAAAGTTGAGAAAAATGATCGTCGTTGTCAACAACTTTCGGAAAGAATCGCTAAAATTAAAGAAGAACAATCTCTTCGAGGAACCATCTTCCGGGCAATGACCAGTAATTGCTATTACAATCGAATTGATCGTCACGAACTTCGTAAAATCCTCCAACTTAAGTAAAATAACACTTGCAAAAATCCAAATCTGAACTAAACTACTATACGCTTATGAACAAATTACAATATATTTTTAATAATGATGGTGTCGTCTTTTTTATCAACGAGACTCCTAAGAAGGTTCTGAAGACTGATAAGAAGTATGCCCAAATTCTGGATTGCTTTAATCTTCCGATGGAAGATCAATTTGATGCAGTAGTCGAAGTCTTTAAGGCAAAGGAAGTTCGAACAACCTTTGCTAAAGAAGGTTTTGACGTTACTCCTGATCGAGTGACTTACAAAGGTCAGGATCTCCCTACACCTTTGGCGAATAAAATCCGTAGTCTTCATAACGAAGGACTTCCTCTTAATTTGTTTGAGAAGTTCTGGGAGAATCTACAGTTGAATCCGTCCAACAGTTCTGTCAACGAATTATATGATTTCCTCGCCTATAAGGAACTTCCTCTTACAGAAGATGGATGTTTCCTCGCTTATAAAGGGCTAAAAGACGATTATTACAGTTATATGGGAAATACCGAAACGGTAGTTGTGCAAGGAACTGTTGATAAAACTGGACATATCTTAAACAAAGTCGGAGAGACTGTCGAGGTTCTTCGTCGGTGCGTAGACGATAATCGTTATAATTCCTGCTCACACGGTTGCCATGCAGGATCTCTTGATTATGCCAAGAATTGGTCCCGAGGACAGACCGTAGTGGTTAAGATCAACCCCAGGGACGTAGTAAGCGTTCCGACAGATTGCGATTGTCAGAAAATGAGAGTATGTAAATATGAAGTCATTGCTGATTATGTGGAAGAAATTGTTGCACCTATCACAGACGATAAGGGTGAACCGATTCTTTCAGAAGATGCCCAGAAAACTATTCAATCTTCCCAAGATCGTGCGGATTTCATTGCAAAAGTTGGAAAATATGTATCTAAACAACTGTTTGACAATTTTAATGTGAGTGTTCGGAAGATCCAAAATAGCTTCTCTCCTAAACATCCCTCCCGTGAACAGATCATTGATGCCATTACGGAATTAGGATATTCTTGGTATAATTCCGACAATGGACCGATGGTTGGGGTCGAAGAAGTTGAATATTAATATTTAAATAATAAAATTATGGGATGCGACATTCATTGCTATATCGAATATAAACCCTGTGCTGATTCCGATTTTTGGAAAAATTTTGGACAAGGTTTTAATCCGGGCCGAAACTATGGAATTTTTGCCAAAATTGCAGGAGTTCGTAATTATGACGACATTCTACCAGTTACTCCCCTAAAAGGTTATCCAGAGAATGCTGCATTTTGGACACGAGAGGATTATTGGACATACATTGGAGAGGGAGATAATAAGTGCACTCAAGAAGATGCAGAACGTTGGGTAGCATCAGGAGATAGTCGTTGGAATGCTCGCAGTAATGCAGTATCAAATCCTGACTGGCATTCTCATACTTGGCTGAACCTAGAGGAATATAAACAAGTTGTTTCAGAGTTTGCAGACGAACACGAACCTGAATATGTGACAATTCTTCGAGTTATGGAATCGCTTGAATCTGCGGGACTACAAACTCGCCTTGTAATTTGGTTTGATAATTAATAAGCATGGATGCTTTTCAACTAAAATTAAATGACTGTTTGCGAAAAACGGTAGTATTCAATTATAGAGGTAAAAAATGTTCAGCAAATCTAAATTTAACTTTAAATTACTTGAGTTCTTTGAAATGTGAAAATGAAGATTTTGCAGAAGATAATTTTTCAAAAATTGAAAGATACTTGAAAGACGAAGGATTTTTCGAATTATGAGAGATGAGCATACTAAAATCAGTATTCCTATTGTTGCCAAATTATTGATGCAATATCCTGAGACTAAAATTCAAAGATGATGAATAAACCCCCTATTAAAGTTGTATTACACAATGCATATGGTAGATTTCATTTGACCAGAGAAATGGTTGATTTGATGAAGACTAAAGGGTTTGATTTTGCAAAATATAATATTCTTGAAGAACATTTGAAAAAATCATATGAAGGTAATATATATCTTACTAATTCGTATGATTTCGAATTTCGCTCAGATCCTATTCTAGTAGAAGTTGTAGAAGGATTGCAGGATGCTATTAAAGACGAAACTAGTATCTACGGATTTAAACCACCATATATTTCAAAATTAAAGATTGTAGAAATTTATCCTCCAACAATCTATATTGAAGAATATGACAGCGGTCATGAGCGAATTAAATGCGGATATGAATTATGAAAAGTCGAAATTATAGTGTTTATCAAAACCAATTTACCCGATTTTTGCACTACGAGGACTTTATCGGTCCAGAGAAAATTGAATTGGTTTTCAAATCTTTTCGAGATTTCTATCTCCGATATAAGACTGATCATAAATTCTTCGTGATCTTTGCGACTCCTACTACACTGGAAGAAACTCCTACAGGGAGCATCGAGGTTCCATACTTCTCTTCTACAGACATTCTTCCGGGATTTGACAAATACGATATTATCCCGCAACTATATACGGAATTGAATGATCCTTTTGAAAATATTGACGATGTAAAATTTAACCGAATCGAATTATGAGCATGAATATTACAACACATTCCGTAGGAAAGATCAAAACTCCCAATGGAAAAATTATAGATTACGACAAACCTTTTAATTGTTTACAAACCACTACTTCAGACACTTTTACTATTATAGAAAGTCCAGATCCATTATCTGCATATAAACAATGGTTGGTCGCCAATAATTATAAAAATAATTTATCAGATTTGGAAGAATTTGTTAAAGAATCTGACGATAACGAATTTAAAATTGAAGTCAGTTATATTTGAATCGCACAATCTGATACACTAAATAAACTTATGGCAAACGGAAAAGGATCACAAATTCGTAAAGGTGCGAACCTTAAAAAATATTGGGAAAATTATGATGCTATTTTCAGGAAACCGGAACCAGAAAAAGAATCACCCAAGGAAGAACAAAAATAATTACCAACTCTCGAAAAATCTTCAATTTTTTGCATTTTTGTGATGAAATTGAAGATTTTTCGTAGTATGGTATAAGATAGAAAAGAAGTAAATAACTACACGCAATGTCCCACGAACTCATTTTGAACCCTCCAACAGTCCCAAAATTATCCATATTTGAAGAACAGATCAGTCGAAAACCTAATCACTATCCATGGACAGATGATTTTATCAAGGTGATGCATCACGGTTTTTGGACAGATGCTGAGTTTACTTTTAAGTCAGATATTCATCAGTTTAAAACCGAATTAACTGAACAAGAACGAGAAATTGTTGTTCGGACATTATCAGCTATTGGCCAAGTCGAGGTAGCCGTAAAATCTTTTTGGGCAAAGTTAGGAGAAAATTTGCCACATCCTTCTCTACAAGATTTAGGATATGTTATGGCAAATGTCGAGGTAATTCACTCAAATGCTTATGAGCGTCTGCTTAAAGTATTAGATTTAGAGGACGTATTTGCAGAAAATCTAAAATTGGATTGGATTCAAGGACGAGTTAAATATTTGCGAAAATATACTCATAGATTTTACAAAGATTCTAAAAAACAATATTTATATGCATTAATTCTTTTTACTCTTTTTGTGGAGAATGTTTCGTTGTTTTCGCAATTCTACGTTATCAACTGGTTTGCGAGATTCAAAAATGTATTAAAGGACACTGATCAACAAGTAAAATACACCAGAAACGAAGAAGCATTACATGCTAGTATTGGTATGAAAATTATCAACACTATCAAAAAAGATCATCCTGAATTATTTGACGATGAATTAATCGAAAGGATACAACAAGAAGCTAAAGAAGCATTTAAAGCTGAAAACAAAATCATTCATTGGATGGTTAATGGCATTGATGAAGAAAATCTTTCTTCCGATATTCTTGAAACATTAACTAAAAGTAGACTAAACGAATCTTTAATCGAAATAGGAATCCCTGCAATCTTTGAAGTCGATAAAGATGTCTATACAAAAACTATGTGGTTCACCGAAGAATTATTAGGCAATAATATGTCAGATTTCTTCCACAATAAAGATACTGGATATTCCAAGAAGAACAAAAGTTTTGATGCTGACGACTTATTTTAAAAATTATGACAAGAAATTACTACTGGTTGAATAAAGATTCGCGCACATTTCTCAAACGTGGGTATTTGTCTGAAACTGAAACACCTGAAGAAAGGTTTCAGGTTATTGCCGACACTGCGGAAAAATATCTAAAAATAGCAGGATTTGCTGATAAGTTTTTAGATTATCTGTCTAATGGTTGGTATTCTCTTAGCACTCCAGTTCTCATTAATTTTGGAAATGCTAGGGGTCTTCCTATCTCTTGTTTTAACTCCCATGTATCAGATTCCATTGAAGATTTTTTAATTAAACAAGCCGAAGTTGGATATATGTCAAAGTGTGGAGGGGGAACTTCTGGATATTTTGGAGACATCCGTTCCAGAGGCACTACAATCTCTACAGGAGGCATTGCAGAAGGTCCTGTAAGGGCTATGGAACTGTTTGACAATGTAACCAATATAGTGAATCAAGGGGCAAGCCGTAGAGGTCATTTTGCAGCATATCTCCCTATTGATCATCCTGATATTGAAGAGTTCCTGAAGATTCGCGGGGAAGGTCACACTATTCAAGATATGTCTATCGGAGTCTGTGTATCAGATGAGTGGATGAATAAAATGATTGATGGCGATAAACAATATCGAAAAATCTGGAGTTTAGTAATTAAAAAACGGTCAGAAACTGGTTATCCTTATGTATTCTTTACTGACAATGTAAACAATAATGCTCCACAAGTTTATAAGGATAAAGGACTTAAAATTAATAGTTCAAACATGTGTGCTGAGATTACATTGTCCTCTACAAAAGATGAAAGTTTTGTATGTAACCTGTCCTCTATGAATCTATTACATTATGATGAATGGAAAGATACTGATGCAGTGGAGACATTAATCTATTTCTTAGATGCGGTCATGTCCGAATTTATCGATAAAACAGTAGGTATGCCTCTGATGGTATCACCTAGACGATTTGCAATTAATCAACGAGCATTAGGATTAGGAGTATTAGGTTGGCATTCTTATCTACAATCTAAATTAATTCCTTTTGAATCTATTTTAGCTAGTTCTTTAAATCGGGTCATATGGAAAAATATCAGAACCCGATGTGATAAGGCAACTGAAGAACTGGCAACTTTATTTGGCGAACCGGACTTACTGAAGGGTTATGGACGTAGAAACGTTACTACTATTGCTATTGCACCAACCACAAGCTCTTCATTCATTTTAGGACAAGTATCACCATCTATTGAACCTCTAAACTCTAACTATTATGTAAAGGATTTGGCAAAGGGGAAATTTACCTACAAAAATCCATGGTTAGAGCATTTATTCGAAAATAAAGGAACAAATACTCCCGAAATTTGGAAATCTATTTTAATTCACGGGGGAAGTGTGCAGCATCTTGTCGAACTATCCCAAGACGAAAAGGATGCTTTTAAGACTTTTGGCGAAATCTCTCAAAAGGCAATCATAGATCAAGCAGCAGTTCGTCAAGAGGAAGTTGATCAAGGTCAGTCTTTGAATCTAATGATATCCCCAGATGCTACCTTGAAAGAAATTAATGAATTGATGATCTATGCATGGAGAGCAAAAATCAAAACCTTATACTATCAACGGTCGTCTTCTCCTACTCAAAAATTGGTGCGCGATTTGATGCAGTGTAGTTCCTGCGAAGCATAATTTATGCAAATATTAACTATTAGTGACATACATCTAGGAAGTCCTGTCAGTCAAAAGGATAAAGTCTTACAAATTCTTAATCTGGATTTTCAGACCTTAATCATCAATGGGGATCTATTCGATAGTTATTCATTTAAAAGATTTGATAAAAAGGATTGGGCAATTCTCAGCAAAATCCGAAAATTAAGTAAATCACATGAAGTTATCTTGGTTCATGGAAATCATGATGCCAATGCTGAATTTTTATCAGCCATTACCGGTATGGATTTTGTGGATAACTATCTTGCGATTATTAATGGGACAAAATATTTCTTTGAACATGGTGACAAATATGATCATTGGATAAAACACAAACCATTCATCACTTGGTTCTTTACTGGATTATATTATCAGATTCAAAAAATTGATAAAAATCACAATGCCTCCCGAATGCTTAAAAGAATTAGTAAATCTTGGGTTAAAGCGAAGGATATCGTCTGTAAAAAGTTCGTGGAGAGACATGGAGCGAAATATGATGTTCTTTTGGCGGGTCACACTCATCATGCAGAAGTGAGATATATGAATAATTGCATTTACATTAATAGTGGTTCGTTCTGTGAAGAAAAGTGCTCTTATGTGGAAATTTACGAGGACGGAACATTTTCTTTAAAATTTCTTTGACAATCTCCAAAATAGAGGTATATTGTGATATGCCCGAATTTTTAACAAATGCTGACTTTTGGATCGGAGTCCTCCTCGGAGGATTATCTATTATAGCTGCAATCTATGCATTCCTATAGATTATGATGCGGGTATTGGACAAAGATTTGAAATCATTTATTCGAAATATTACTAATAGATAAATTATAGATTATGATTAACGAAACTACATATTACAAACTTCAGGATGAATGGCGAATTTTTCGTAACAATCTTGATCCCCTAATTGTTACTACAGAAGACGGAGATATTCTGACATGGCATTATGATGACGATTGTATGAGCAAGACTCATGTTACGATTGACACCAATAATTGTTTATTATCATATTTAATTCGCCATGCGCCTGATGCCAAATATTATCTAAACTATAGCAATAAGGAACTTATTAACGTATATATAGAATACATCGAATATACAATCAGCGAATATAAAAATGACAATTTATTAAAAAACTACGACGATTACACAGTCCAATGCATCTGTGACGATGAGTCATATGGAAGTTACGTAACTTGGAAAAATGATGCAGATGACGCAAAACGGGTGGAATTACATGATGCATTGGAACTTATAGAAAAATCAGGATATACTGTTATTAAAAATTAATAAAATTATGACTTGGAATAGATGTGATTTTACTGTAAATCCCATTCATTACGGTATAATCTGACATATTTATCGATTGATAAATAATAGAATGTCAGATTATTTTTTACCACCTTATGTCGTTCATCACGTAGGATCTATTGACACTTTATCACAAATTTATCCACAGGCAGTAAGGGATTGGAACATTCCCAAAATTTGGAAAAATACTAAGGGTAAAGGTATAACTGTTGCGATCTTAGATACTGGTATCCAGCTACATAAAGACCTAAAAGATAATATACTTTTGGATAAATGCAGAAGTTTCGTAACCGGTGAAAACATATATGATAATTCGGTTTTTCACGGAGTTCATGTAAGTGGGATCGTCGGTGCTTCTGACAATTTCGTAGGAATGGTGGGCATCGCGCCAGAGGTTAATCTAGTTAGTGTAAAGGTTCTAGATAAAAATGGAATGGGAGGAAGTAATATTATACGAAAAGGTCTGGAGTATTGTCTGGAATTAAAACCAGATATTATCAATATGTCATTGGGAAGTGAAGTATCTATGCCTGATGTTTACGATGTTATAAAAAAATTAAATGATAAAAATATCATAATGGTATGTGCTGCCGGAAATAATGGCGAAAATAAAATTTTATATCCTGCGCAATATGATGAATGTATTGCTGTTGGATCATATAATGATATCATATTACGTAATAGATCCAAATTTTCTTCTTGGGGAAGTTCATTGGATATTTTAGCTCCTGGAGAAAATATTTTATCCACTTACGGAAATGATACCTATGCCCTCTTATCTGGCAGTTCGATGGCGAGTCCTGGGATTTCGGGTATCATTGCATTATTACTATCATACCATAAATCTCTAGGAGAAACTTTAACTGTAGATCAAGTTAAAAATCTTCTTTACGAAAATTGTATCGATCTAGGAGATAAAGGAAAGGATTTACAATACGGATGGGGTATTATCGATCCTGATAAATTATTTTCTGCCAGTATCCAAAGTCTTCCGAGAGTTGTAGTTAAAAAAGAGACAGTGTTTGATAAATTTAAAAAACTCTTTAAAAAACTCTTTAAACGATAATTAAATATTCCCATGGAAAATGTTTCTATGGTTGAATTGATTATTTTATTACTGGCATGTTGCGGATTGACGTTTACGATTGTTCATGCAGAGATCATGGATATTTTAAAGATTCGTCCATTTTTACAAAGATTTAATTTTACTAAGAAATTGATTAAATGTTCGCTGTGTTCGGGTTTATATGTAGGAATACTCATAGGAGTTTTTTATATTCCTATGAGTATTCTTATTCCGTTTGCATTCGCCAGTTCTGGGATTTCTTTTTTATATGAAAGATTTGTATATTTGTTGGATGAAATAATTATAAAAATATCAAAATATTAATTATAGATGATCTATCCGATTTTCCAGACTGACCCGTCGCTATAAACTGGAGTAGAAATTAATCCGCCGCCTATTGCTATTGTCGCTCCAAACACTTGTGTAACGGCATCAGTGACAAATGCGCGAGCACCATTGCCAGCAGTTATAAGATTAATTCTATATGTTTTATCCATGCTGTTGCTAAGTTATTAAGTGATAATTTAAGTAGCATTTGGAGCGCAGAGCACACGGTATGGTGTCCCGGTTGAGTCGTAGATTGTGATGTAGCCAGTATCGGCAACTACAGTGGCATTGTAAGCGGAATCCGTGGTGATTTTGCCTTTAATCGGAGCAAACCCTGAATCATTTGCCAGCACAACATCAATCCCAAACCCATTTCGCTTGATTGCGGGAAATGCCGAGGTGGTGCCGCCTAATTGAACCGTAGGGGTGCCCCCAGGTGCCACCACAACGGCTGTTGTCGTAGCCGCGCCTATGTTGAGAGCCGTGCCGGAAAGAGATATTGTCCCAGCAGAGTTGCCAATAATAAGCGTTCCTCCGAAAGTGACTGTGCCCCCAAATGTTGCTGTTCCAGCCGCAACCAACGACGCTCCAGCAGAAGTGTTACCGACGCTCCCAATATAAATTGTCCTCGGCCTAGTCGCCCCGCTCGCACCGATGTCATATGCGTTATCTGTATTAAAAGTTAAATTGGTGTTAGCTGTCAATCCCCCATTGCCAAGGATGAGTTGCACTGCTCCGTTGCGCATAAAATTGACGTTGCGCGGACCGCTGCTGTAAGATCCCCCAACCTCGCTTCCGATTCGCAATTCGTTGGATGCAAATCCAAAAAAGCCCCTGTCGAAGTTCGCCGGGGTTGCAGTCGCCGGGGTTGCATCAGTTGAGTTATAAACCCGAAACGTCTGCGCGTTGGGTCCGTTCCGCTGTTCAATAGCATTTGCCCCTCCGACTAAAATTCCCGAGGCTCCTAGTGTCAAAGTGCCAGACGCGCTCAGGTTGCGAACACTAATATCCTGAAGAAGTCCATTAGTGTTGCCGTCAAAAACCTCCATTACTCCGGCAGACGCCCTGCGAATTCCTATATCCATAGTGGTCAGCGCATTCCCTGCCAAGTTGCTCCAACGCACGACTCCACTCGATCCAAGATCAACACCACCGGTTCGGAGACACAAGTTGCTAGAGTTACTATTATCACTTCTGACTGAGACTGCAGACCCGCTTGATTCTATATTAAAATTGATTCCATTCCCTGCATTTGGCACAAAACGGAGTTGGGCAATCCCGGCAGAGGGAGTTACGTAAGGCAGAGTAAGACCACCTGACGCAGTAACCACACCTAACGCAGTAATCCCACCTGAAAATGTTCCTGCTCCAAATGCCACACTATCCCCCGTTCCCAGCCCTAAATTGGTCCGTGCACCAGATGCAGTAGTTGAACCGGTTCCACCTCGTGTAATTCCTTTGATATCCAAAGTCCATTTATTAATTCCGTCAGATATTAATACGGGAGATGCTCCAGGCGTTGAGATAACCATGTTACTCGTCCCATTAATAGTTCCTGATGCCGCAGATAATATAGCCGTATTAGTATTAGTCAGAGATAATGAAGCATCGGTGAAAGTTAAAGAGGAACCATCAATGTATGATGCAGGATTAGGAACAGTGAAGATACATGGAGAAGTAAGAGCAGTTGCTAGACGAATATTAGTAATACCCGCAGATATGACCGCATTGGCATTTCCTACCACTTGAACTACAGGAATTGCCGAAACTGTGATATTAGAACTACCATTAAACGAAACTCCGTTTATGGTTCTTGGAGTCGTAAGAGTATTAGCAGTATTAGCAGTATTAGCAGTGTTAGCAGTATTAGCAGTGGCGGCAACAGTTGCACTAATGCTTCCAGAATTGGAAACTTGCAACAATCTTCCTTTGCTATCCACTGTAAAAATAGGAATAGAACTTAAAGATCCATATGTTCCCGCAGTAACACCAGTAGACGACAATGTAGCAACAGCAGTAACATTGGATGATCCATCAAATGCAGGAGTAGTCCAAGTAACATCACCGGTCATACCAATAGTTCTTCCAGTTCTTAGAATGGCAGCACTGGATACTGGAATACTGGAAGCACTAAGAATTCTTCCCTTGCTATCAATATTAATAACAGGAATTGAACTTAAAGATCCATAAGTTCCTGCGGTAACGCCGCTATTGGATAGAGAATTTATAGGAGTTCTACATGCCCATTTACTAACACCATCACTAATAAGTTGAATATTGGAATACGGATCGGTCAATACAAGAGTAGGAGATCCATTTATTGTATCGCTCCCCGCAGAATTTAAAATGACATTATTCGTGGAAGTTATTGTTCCGATAACATCAGTAAATGAAATTCCCATTCCTGCAAGATATGAAGAAGCTAGAGGTAAGACATATGTGCGAGTTCCGTTAATTGCCGCATTTAAAATAATATTTGTTTTGCGGGGAGTTGTTCCGCTGCTTATCGTTAAATTGGAATCTGCCACATACTGGGTTACGTCAGATGGATTTGCCGGATACTCATTGAGACGGTTTCCACTGACATTATAAAACGATAAGCCCGTAGAATTAAGTGTCCCTAATGGTCCTCCTCCAATTGCTCCGGGCACATTAAAAAATCCTGCGGCTACATAAGGAGTGCTTATTGTATCAGAACTTAAAATCGTATAATCCCCTCCTTCAAGGGCGGAACTATACAATCGTATATTCATGGTGTCCCCTCCATCACTTTGTATACTCATACGTGCCCTATTTCCTAGTGGATTACCAGAATCGAATGGTTCAAAATATATTAAATTCGGACCTATAGTTGAATATATTTGATTAAATTCGTCCTCGAACGATAATCCCGAAAATATAGGACTGGCAGTTGAATCTATACCTAATTGAACTTTTGCAGCATTATAGGTTGGGGCAGTTATTAAATTAGATAAGTCGTCAGATAATGTCAATCTAGTAGGCATTCATATACTTACTATTTCTTTATATTTGAAAACAACCATTATCTTAAATCTTCTGGAATGAATAATTTATATTGATAGGCGATAGCCGATCCTCCTGCACTTAAACTAATAGAGCTTAAAGGAGCATTCCATGTATAATTTTGAGGAAATGTCACATTGGAGATCGGATCAAAAGTGTAAATAACTTTATTGGTCGAATTTGTAGATCGAAATCCTGCATTTGTTACTACGGTATTAGATAAGAAATTAATACTGTAGAATACGCAGCCTGTGCTGGGAAAAAAAATTCCTCCACCACTTAGATATTTTTGTCCATGTCCTCCAAATTTCAATTCTTCAGAAAACAATGCTCGACGATCATTGAAAGAAACGCTTAAACTTGGTTGTAAATTCATATTACTATTTACTTACAAGCTACCAAATCATTAGTAGGAATTATTTCTGGCTCTTTAGTGATTTGTTTTTTATCTTTTTTCGACACTATTTTGGAACATTTTGTGTTCCGGCAGTCTTCTTCTAATTTCAAGGCGTATAATGCGAACATGCAATCTATTTACTCATTTTATTTTTTAAATTAAATAACAAGCTGGAAAAATTTACTTCTGGATCAAGAACCTGACTGTGCTTAAACATATATTCGGAAATCAATACAACTGCATGTAAATTTTCATCTTTAATATAAAGTTCAAAAAGGTTTTTCATTAATGCATGATAATCATTGCCAAATTTATCAGAGTTGTCTACGACTTTTTGACGAATCATAAATACATTTTTACCACTATTCAATTCCAATTTAATGTCTTCGGCAAAATTAGAAAACGAATCATTGGAATATCTAAATGTTCCTGTAATACACGCAGCTTGCAATTCATTCAGAGTTTTACGAATATCGGGAGAATACTGTTTAATCAATCTTCTCAGGTCATCTTTGGATTCTGCTTCAACTGTGATCTTTTCCAATTTCAGAATTTGCACAACCCGTTGTAGGACTTGTTTATCTGTATATTCGAAGGTAAATTCCTGACATCTGGAACGAATTGCCTCACTCAATTTATTCTTATAGTTAGCAGTCAGGATAAATTTAACATTATCCAGATAATCCTCCATGATGCTCCTTAATGCTTGTTGTGCAACAAGACTAACACCACATGCTTCGTTGAGAATAACGACCTTTTGACTTCCATCAATGGACATAACAGAGATAAAATCAGCAATTTTATTCCTTACTGTATCAATATTACCTTCTTCGCTGGCATTGATATATAGGTAGGAATATTTGGCGAACTTATCCGCAAGAATCTTAGCAAGAGTAGTCTTCCCACATCCTGGAGGTCCTACAAATAATAGATTATTAGGTATTTCAGTAAGTTCCGAAAAATATTTTAGATTCTTTTCGTCCAGAATCATTTCTTCAATGGTCTTTGGACGATATTTCTCTACCCATACTTGTTTAATGTTCATTTTTATTTACGAGTTCGATTTCTTTAATACTATTTGCAGAATCTTCTCCAGCCCATTCCAAGGCATTTTCATAGGTATCGAATATTGGCATATAACCAATCAGACCTTTATCTGACGGAGAAGCTAAAGATAAAGAATATCCATTGACTTGGATATTTTGCCAATTATAATTTTTCATTGCTATCCACATAATATTTTATTATCCGTTAACATAACCGTATTTCTTATAAAATTCAAAATTTGGTTTGTTCTTCCAATCTACCTTTAAAGATCCCTTATGTCTAGGACAAACACACATTTTAGGAATATTTCCATCAGGTTCGATATCTCTATAATTAGGATGCGATTTATCTAAAAATGAATCATTTTTTACCATCAAAGTGTCGGAATATACACATGCAAATTTTCTTTGATTTCTGGATATTCTTCGAAATACCACAGGCTTGCTCAATTCTTTGTAGGGTAATTCGTGACCATACCTTCCTCTCCATAGTCCGCTAGTATATCCGCCTCCAGTTCCTCCAAAATATCTATGTCTGGAATCTGTTACGGTTTTATTATAAAAATCATCTAGATAGATAGAACAGTAAATTTTATCATCATCAGATAAATCTTCTTGTAGATATAATTCAAATCCAGTTTTCATAGCCATAGTTCCAATATATCACAATTTTTAGGCTTGTCAAGAGATTCAATAGATAATTTATTACTGGCATCATCAGGGTTCAGATCTAATTCTCAACGGCGTTTGAGCGGAAAGAATTCCATCTTTGACTAAAATCACTTGGCAGTTATCAGGACTTCTAAAGCCATTAAATTGATCCAGTGACCATTCCAACAAATACATAAGATAGCATTTGATCGATTCTCCATGGGCAACAATGATAATATTGTCATTTTCCTTATGTTTTAATTTCAACATATTATCAAAAGTAACAATTCGTTGATAGCATTGTAAATAAGATTCTCCATCCAAGGGTTGATAAAAGAAATTAAAAAGTTTGTTGGTATGCTTCTCCATTTTTATAGAATGACGAAGCGTTCCCCATTTACGTTCAACCAATAATGGATTTGAATATTGTTTTGGGAAAATACCATGCAGTGAAATCTTTTCAACTATAATATCTTTAGTTTTTATCGTTCTCAAAAAAGGAGAGTAATATATACTAAACTCTTTATTGTTTGGAATATTATTGTATAAATCCACGATCTTATTTACAGCTTCTTCTGCTTGGTGGTAATGATCACTGGAGATATCGATTTCATGATCATCTATAGTATGATAAATTGACGGATCTAAGTTTCCTAATGAGGTAATATGTCTTATAAAAAAGTAATTCATGTTTTGTTTATGTTTCCCAGTGATAATTTAACCGGATATAGTAAGTAATAGTATGATCAAAAATAAACTATGTAAATATTGTAACCTTAGTAAATCCACTTCTTCTTTTCATACTCACAAGACCACTAGGGACGGATTTAATAATAAATGTAAAGATTGTTGTTCTAAATGGAATAAAGAGTATAAACTGAGAACCGTCCCAAATTATAAATCATCTAATTTGGATAAAGTTAAACTGATCCCAACAACACCTAACTCAAAAATTTGTTCAAAGTGTAATATAGAAAAGAATGTTGGAGATTTTAGACACGGAAAATATGGTATAAAAAATCATTTATTTGGGCCTCGTCCACAATGTTTGTCGTGTGAGACTATTTATAAAAAGTCATATTTGGATAGAATGAAAGGAAAAAGACCTTCAAAAACTAAGGAACAACAAATAAAAAATCGAGAATATCTCAAATTAAAAAAATTAAATGATCCTATATACAGAGAAAAATGCTTAATTAGAGCAAGAGAAAGAACAAATACAGAAGAACATAGGCAAAAAGCTAGAACCCAAAGGAAGAAATGGCTAGAAAATCCAACTAACAGAATAGCTAAAAATATGAGAGATAGAATGAGATCTGCTTTGGATGGTAGTAGTAAAAAAGAATCAACATTAAATATGACAGGAATTTCTTTCGAAGCTTTAAAATTATATTTAGAGAGTAAATTCACTGAAAATATGTCATGGGAAAATTACGGAACACATGGTTGGCATATAGATCATATTATTCCATGTAACTATTTTGATTTCACTAAAGAAGAACATCAGAAAATTTGCTTTTATTATAAAAATTTACAACCCATGTGGGCTAAAGAAAATATTTCAAAAGGATGTAAAATTAATATAGACAATTTCGAATCTATTATAAATGAAATTAAAACGGATTTAAACATTATATAAAAAGTTAATATTATTTTCATTTTTTCGTAATTATAAATCTATAAAATCCAAAACTATTAGTATCACCAAAATACTTTTCTAATTCGTCTACTTTATCAACTAGAAATTTTTCATCAGTTTGTTCATTCCATACATACACATCAACCCCAAATGCTTCATGTTCTCTTAAAATATATCTATAAATGTTAAATCCTTCAACTGTCTGTGCAATATCAGATACTACGACTTTACTTTTGGATAAAAGGTATTCTACATAAATTCTAGGAATCACGCCTTTAAATACTCCACCAATACCATGAACTTCTTCAATTCGTGATTCTTCAGGAGTCATCTCTAATTGGATCATAGCGACAACCAATTCGTGATTATGTAAAAAATATAAATTTTTCCATCCATCTCTCATATATTCATACACATTATATGTTCGGCTATCACTACATCGAAAATCATCTATATATTTTCCCAAGTTTTTAGCAATACGAAAAATTTCTCCCTGTAATGCACTTCTCAATTTGTTTTGCATTGGAGGAATTTTATATGACATTTCCTGCAACAATTTGTCAATTCCTACAGGTTCAGGATTTATAAGTCTAAAGAATGTATCAAGCTCCACAATTTTAATTTATTTTATATATTATTCATTGATAAGCGTTTTTCCGTTATATTGCAGATATGGAGTGGGATTCTCTTGAATCTGAATACTCTGTAAAGAAGATAGCAGATTGATGACTTGATTTACTTTGTCAGAAGGAATAGAAAAGATCTGATGACCGACTGTGACATTGATACGACTAGATTGAATTAGGGATGACATAAGAAAATATTTAGTGGATTTTTACCTTAAAACAAGATAAATCATCTATATGAAACAATCAAGCGAAATTTTACAATACGGACTTTATCTCTATACCAAGGATTTGAACATCAACGGATTGTCTCTGGTAGTAATGGAAGTTGGAGACAATATTTCGGGAGTAAAGACTTCTTTAGGAAAGACCGAAAGATTTATTATGCCTTCAGAACAATTTATGAAGTTAATAAAAACTGATACGATTAATTTTGTGGAGATTGTTCCGAAATTTGTGAGGAAGGATTTTCTGAAGATATATAATACTGTTTAAATATATTCCATTTCCTCTTCAGACACTTCTGGAGTTGACCAATATGGATTTTCTTTTTGGGAAGGGGCATCAATCGGTCGAGATCTCTGACTATAACATACTTGGCCATGATCTGAAGTAACTACATAACCGCCGTTAGATAACCATACATGCTGAACTATAGTTCGAACCTCTCCATCCCAAAGATGGCCTACATCAGCATTTGGAGGCATTTTAGACAATTTTTCAATTAATTGAGTAACATTCATATTATATAATATACCACCATTTGTCCAAAAACTCAAGATAATAGTTGATCTTTTTAAAACATAGCTTAAGTTGAGTTATGAGCTTCAAACAATACGACAACTTAATCATTGATGGAAATAATTTTCTATTCCGAGCATTTTATGCGAAACGAGCACCAAAATATATGAATGGACTAAATGTCACCCCCATTCATCAATTCTTGTCCATGTTGAAATCATCCACGGACAATTTTAAACCTTCCCAAGTAATATTGACTTGGGATCGGAAAAAGAATTCCACCAAACGGAATTTCCGTAAAGATCTGGTTCCTTATAAAGAGAATCGTCCAGATAATGATAAAATGGAAGAACTTCATCAGGTCATTAATCATGTTCAACGATTTGTGGATGTATTAGGAATTCACACCTATTATCCCGTAAATCTGGAAGCAGACGATGTTATTCGTTTTCTAACATTAAATGAAGAAAAATCCACATTGATTATTTCATCTGATCGGGATCTAATTCAATTAGTAAATGACAAAGTTTCCCTATATCTTCCAAATAAAGGAGAAATCGTAGATGCCGAAAATTTCGAGACTTTTGCCCAAGTGCCTACACCTGAAATGTTCGTTGTGTATAAAAGTATCATGGGAGACATTTCAGATAATATCGAAGGACTTACCAAGTATGGACCTGTTCGTGGTAAAGCACTTACCGAAAAGATCATGAAACATGGGATTATTGATTGGAGTATTCCTGATTTAACAGATGATCAAAAAGATATTTTGAAGAAGAATCTGCAAGTAATTGATTTGAAAAATACTGAGGTATTATGTCCTGATGAATATGATTTTTATCAACAACAAAAAGAATACATGAATGTTGAATATGATGCAGATAGTCTTCGTCATCTGTTTCAGGAATATCAGCTTAATTCTTTTTTAAATAATTTTAACGAATGGAATCATCTATTCAATAAGAATAAAGACGATTCTGATTTACTTTCCCGAATTCGCTTATAAATAAAATCATGAACCTATTACAAAATACTCCTGTAGCTTGCGGAAATTGCCGAACAACTGTTCCCGGTCGTGAATCTCCCGTCCGAAAACCTGATGGATCTTTAGTCTCTGAATGTAGTTGGAGATGTCAAAATTGTGGATCATTTGTTAAAATTGGAATTACCCGAATTATTGAACCTGCTAAAAAGTAATGAAACCTAGTAAAAAAATATTAATGGTAACAACTTCTGTTGCTATCACATCTGCCATCAGTGCGGCATTGGCTTATGGATTGAGTATTTTTGGATTTAGTTTCTGGCCTGTCTTTTGGCTAATCGTTGTTATTCAATTCCTTGCTCCTATTCTCTGGAGTCGTTTATACGAGACTAGGAAGCTTATGGAGGCACTTGAGGTATATAAGGCCAAACCATACCGGAAGTATTCTATCCCTTTAAACTGCACGCACTGTAATGCCAAGAACGAGATTGAAATTGATCTGACTGATACTGAATTTAAATGTGAGAATTGTAAAAAATTCAACGGCATTCATGTTAATTTTATGACTGCTGCCATTACAGAACCAATCGACTAATGAAACCCGACTTTATCTACAGTTCCAAAAGATTGGAAGTTTCTACCCCTCTGGAAGTTCTTGCAGAGAATCAAAAACCTCTGATGAAAGCATTGAGAAAAGATATTGTTGCATTTTCTGCAACAATTGGACCTGATATGCAACGATTTAAAACCAATACTAATCTTACATTCTCTACTAATATCAATGTATTGGATAGTGCATCATTTTTATCCAAGTTTCACCATTGTTTCCTATCGTCTTTAAAATTGCTGGATAACACAAAAGATTTGTCAGGTATTAAAGAAAAACTGGAAATTCTGGAAAAAGAAGTTGCAGAAATTCTAAAGAAAGATAATGTAGAGAATGCCTACCTATTACCATTAGTGCTAGGAATGACAGAAAGTTTACTAAAATTTGAAAATTATTAAAATATGAAAATGGAAAACATCGACAGTATCATCTTACCAGATCTAACAAAAAAACCAAAAATCGAAAAGCCTCCCAAGAAAATCTTGGTAGAAAAAGAAATTGTGTCCCGGATTAACCGTAATGTGACTTGTGGATACTGTGAAATTGAAAAGATTCTAAATCCTGATCAATATCAATCATTATTGGATAATCACGGATCAGAAGATGAATTTATGTGCAAATCATGTGAAGTTACGATGAAACGCACTCCTTTGGAATTCTGGACTGTTCATGGTCCTCAATTTAAGATCATGAGCAAGTATCTTAAGAATACCTATGATACCTATAGGAACTCTGCGAGACAAGGATCGGATGCTATGAAACTACAAGCTGATAGTGCTGCCATTATGCTCGCCAATAAAATTGTTGATCCCAATTACGAATTTATCACTGAAAATCAGATTCCAGTGGCAATGCGGATTAGGAATTTTCCGTGTGTGGGAAGTGTGGTTCTTCGGGTTTATGAACAAGGGAAAAATAAAATCACAATTGAGTAATATGAAAACAGCAAGCGAAATGGATACCGTGGAATTGGCGAATTGGTTTGCATTATGCAATGGATTAAAATTCATTAATCAGACCAGTGCAATTAAGAAAAAGCGGGTTTTAGAAAAAGATATCGAATATCGAAAGATGTTGGAATATATCGAAGATGCAGGAGGAGACATTAAAACATGCATTAAAGCTACAGGAGGAGTGCCTTACAAATATTCATTATCTTCAACAACCGAAGAATCTTGGGAAATCGAGGATCTGGATTATGAATTTTTGAATACCAAATATTCTTTTTAGAATATATCATTTTTAAAATCCGACAAGTTAATTCTTGTCGGATTTTTTATTTTATAAAACATTCCAAGAATGATAAATAATGATATGGCACTTGGTAGTATTAAAAAAGCATATGATGTATATCGCACACACGATTTTTCCCGCAGTTTCCAATTGCGGATTCTTGATGTGGGAGATGGGGTTCCTAGTTATGTCCGCAAGGAACTAATTGATCAAGAAGGACGAGTATATATTACTACTGCCAGTGTACCGGGCCGAACCATTACGGATATCAAAATTCCATATCAAGGATTTAACTTCCATGCTCCCGGTCAAGTAGAATATTCAACTAATCCTTGGAAACTGGAAATTAAAACTCCAGGAGATTATCTGTTGAGGAATGCATTGGAGCGTTGGTCATTTGAAACTGCCAGTGACGAAACTTCTTGCGGATCATATAATATGCCTTGCAAAAACAGTAATATTGCCATTGCTATTTTATCCCCTAAATGCGAGATCTTAAAAATTTATCGTTTATATGGTCTTTATATACAAAATGTTAGTGATATTGCATACAATCAAGAAACCGTAGAAGTTACTAAATTTACTGCCGACTTTCATTATCAATACTGGCGTCCAGAAGGTGGCAATGACACTGGTCTTATCGAATCTGGCAGATCTCTTAACAATGAAGTTGATGGAGTCTATCAGACGCTTGCAAGTGCCACAGATCAAGGTCTGGCATCTTGTCCAACCATTAAAGTATAATATTTTCGCGGGACCTATCAACCACAAAAAAAGACCGACTAGAAATAGTCGGTCTTTTTTTGTTTTAAGAATTATCCATATTTTTTATTTATAGATTAATTATCCTTAACTAGCCGTAATGCAGCTTCGATAGTGTCATCTAAAGTATTATAGATGACAGCATGAGTAGAATCAGTCGCGGTCCACATAATATCCGAGTATTTTATTCTATAGGCATCGTCTGGACGACCATATATGACCTTAGACCGATCTCGGGCAGTCCAGTAACCATGCTCCCAATTAGTAGTTAATCCAATCAATTCGCGAGTTCTTGGAACCCAAAACATAATTACATCAGCAATTTCTAAGCCTGCAAATTCCCATTCTGGGAGATCGTAACGATACTGATCAGATTCGTATTTATCTTCAAACTCGGGAAGAATTAAAGTTCCTTCAAATCCTCTATCTTTAAACTTTTGAACTGCTTCAATTCTCCATGAGGTTAGATGAGGTTGATTTCCTCGAACTGTCGGTCCTGCCAGAAAAATGATAGGACCTATGCTATGAACAAAATCTTCCTTAGGAGTGCTATACTTAATTACATTCATATTTTCAATCTTCACTCACGATTTTATTTAAAGATTATTCTCAATATAAGAAGCCATCCATTTAAATGACATTCCTTTATCATTAAAGGAAATGATTTTATTGACCAATTCTTCGTCATTTACCAACATATTAGGAAGAAATCGATGGGTTTTGGTCGGGGCGTCTTCGTTGGCAATATCAATATGTGATACTCCTGCAATGCGATGTGCTACACCAAGAGGATCGTAAGTCTGATTCTGTGGATTAAACATCATCTTGGTTCCACGGGTATAAGATCCAGAACGCAATGCATTGATCCATTTGTTCTTGAATCCTTGTGGGAGTTTTTGTTTCGGGGCGGGTTTTGGTTTGTGTTGTGTTGTCATAAGAAAATTAAAAATTTAATGCTTGATCAAGTTTGTGGAATCGTTCCAAACTATCAATATCTGTAACTATACTCGATTCGTCGGTAGTCAAGGAGAATTGATGCCATGGCGGATTTCCTTTAACAGGAGACTTCGCATACAAATAATAAAAATAAGCATCGGCAACTCCAGCAGCTTTCGTCGCATTCAAATCGACAATATTATCATTAATATCATAATCTATAGTTTTTACAGAAAACCCCAAATCTTTTAAAGTCTGTTCATCTAGAAATAGTGCCATATTTT